CGGTTTCACTCGCCGCAGCTTCACCAGATGGCACCAGGGTTCAAGGAACAATCGATCTTGGAGCATATGTGAATGTTCCTACAGGCCAAGCAATTGCGATCGACTCAGTGGATTTCGTCTACCAGGTAACCAGTGATTACGGTGGAAATGTCAGTGGGATGCTTTCAGGAAATGGTGCCATCACCGCCCAACTTAGTGATTTGAACCCCAATACCCTCTTTGTTAGAGCTGATGACCAGAGTTTGATTGCATCCGGATCCCTGAACATCGACGACACCAACAACATTGCTTCTCATATGAGTGATCTTTTCCCAGATAATTACGGCGGATCTGCGAATCTCAACGATTCGTTTATGGTGGTCAATGATACGCTATACCTCGTTGTCGGTAACGATTCCCCAGGGTTCTCTGTGCTCGGTGAGATATTCGTAACGGCTAGGATTCGCTGCAAAGTGGTAAAGCTCAGCTCAAAAAATTGGATGGCCATAGCGATCCAGTCCGTAGCTAGTGACTCGTGAGGCTTCTGAATGCCTCGCTACTGTCCTCGGTGCGGAGAATCCCTACATGTCCATGAAACGACGAAGGGCGAAACGAGAAAAACCGCAAGAAAAGCTTACGAGCCAGCTAAGAAAAAGCGCGGACCATCGGCATACAATAAGAAATACGCAGCAGCGTACAAGCGATTGAAAAAGAAACATCCGCGCTCGAGCTTCGCCGCCCTGGCTAAGAAGGCCCACAAGGCGGTGAAGAAGTGAATCTCCCACTCAAAGAATTACTTCAGATATTGAAACGGATCGAGAAGCTATTGAAAGGTGATAAGAAGTGACTCTCGAAGGACCGCGTTTGCTCGATCAGTTGATGCCTTGGTGCGATATCGATACTTCCCTGGTAGAACCAGGTTATCCTATCACCATTACAGCAGGTCAAGGTTGGGAAGTTCTCGACGATGGCGCCGCTGGTGCACCCACTATTGTGAACCGCACTTATTACGACCTCTCTGGCTATGCGATGAAGGACTTGACAGCATTCATTCAAGGCGTTGACATTCAAGAAGGCTTCCAACCCTTTGGTACCATCTCTTGTACTATCGTGGATATGGTAACGACTGAGTTCATCGATGATGCCACTCTACTAGCTGCGCATGTGTACACCACTGGCGGTGGAGATTTACCAGGGTTTCCTAATTCTCCCTACGACATGAATCAAGTAATCTATGGACGGACGAGGACCTTTGTCGATAATTCAAGTTGGGGAAATATCGCCATCCAAGGCACAACACTATTCGGCACTGGGACAGCGACAGCGGCAGAGAAACTGTACATCACCAGAGTGGTTTATTTGTTGGGTGGTGTTCTCGAGCTCGCTAAGCAAGTGCATGTGCCTCCGTGTGATTACGTTACCGCGGTCATCGTGGGCGAGGAAAAGGAAATGCCTTACATGATGAGACTCAAGAGGTCATATGAGATGGCCACCAATTAGGTGACCGCAATGTGGCTTGGAACGAGGACTCAATATTACCGCTCCCTGGCGGTCGTTTGGTTATGGTATGAAAAAGCGTACCGGGATGATCAAGAGTTCACAGTTGAGGATATCCCTGAAACGCTCATCGCTGGTGGCGCTTTAGCTTTCATCTGGTCACCTCAAATCGGCATTGCTGTAGGTTTGACCAATCCAGTAGTTGCAACCATCGAAGTCGTAGCTGTCACTGGCCTCGTTGCATCGTACGCAATCGGAGGAAGGGAGGGTGTTGAGAATTATATTGACTTCATCACAGAACCCACTAAGATACCAGGGCGAATAGCGTTCACAGCTGAAACCATTTACGAGCACAAGATCGAGAAGCCCCTGGTAGCAGCTGCCGAGGCATATGTGGGCTGGGTGGATCGTAGAATCGAAGAATTGAAGTTCGCCTGGTCCATTACTCAGCCCCGGAGTCTGCTACCTTTCTAATTAGTAACGGTCATATCAAAGCCGCCTCGGTGTTTGGCAATCGCATCCATCATCAGGTCTCGATGAGCGCTGGGCATTACTCGTTGTGCAAGAATCCAATTCTCTGAGTTTCTCATATGAACTAGGTAAAGGGGATAATAAGTGGAATTAACATCTTGAGCGAGCTGAGAAAGCAAACGGGACCGTATAGCCTCACTCACAGACTCTCCACCGTCTTCTAATTGTTTGACCCATTGATAGAGGGGTGAAGTGCTGTTAATTCTGAAAGTCATCATCATTGAAGTCATTCAGGCGCCTCCAGCATCTTTAGTATTTCACAGTCACAACAAACCCAGCAACAAGAACGCAACTCCGGATAAGGACCATGTTGCATCAATGGTGCGCATGAGCGGTGTCCGGGGGGATCGACATCTTGTCGAGCAAAAGCCCGGATACGAGTATTCATCTTGGCTGAAAAAGCCGCGCAACTACATCGAGTTTTAGCACGCCTGACTGCGACATATGCCCAAACTGTTTCCTCAATGTTATTTGGAACTTTGACCTTGGCCTCTGCACACCCGTTTTTCATAGGCTCATCTCCGTGTACTTCAGAAGCCGCTCTAGGGCATCTGCTATTCGCTTCAATTCCCTGGTAGGGTCTTTTATTCTAAACATATCTTGCATTGGTGTCATCCTGTTGATTCGCTCTTTCAATTCTAGTATCTGTCCCTCAAAATTAGCACGTTCATCTTCGTCCATGATTATCCGAGCAAGTCCTAGTATATCAAGTGTAAGACGTACAACAACCCTATCAAATCGATTCGATACCTAATACATTCATTGAATTGAAGAATGGAGCCATACATGAAACAAAGGAAACTGCTCCATTGAACCCTGCTAACGGGGCCCTCCTTATGATATTTTCAAGATATTTACCAGATGCGGGGCGCGGACCATGCTTTTTAAGCCTGGACCGCATGTGATGGGCATGGCAACAGCAAAGACAGGTAGTTTTTACCTCACTGAAACGGTTTCACTCGCCGCAGCTTCACCAGATGGCACCAGGGTTCAAGGAACAATCGATCTTGGAGCATATGTGAATGTTCCTACAGGCCAAGCAATTGCGATCGACTCAGTGGATT